CAACCAAAACACATAGTCTTGGATGGAGATGGCGCCGCGATTATAGGCTTTGGTGTACTCTTCAATATTGGCGACAAAGGCAATATCGGGGTTGGCACCTTCGCGCATGGCTTGGGCGCGGTCGTTTAGCTTCTTAAGCGCCGCGTCAGCCTGTTCCTTAGCATGTTTAGCTGCTGATTCTGCCGCCTTTTTTGCCTTAGGATCATCCTGGATAGCAGCTGCTATATTATTTTTAAACTGCGCTAGGCGGTCTTCAGACGTTTTTCGGCCTTCTTCTCGCTGCTTTTTGTGCTCGTCTCTTAACTTAGCACTGGCGGTAATCAACTCATTAGTTTTGGCGATAGCTGCATTGTGCTCGTCCAAAATTGACGAAATGCTGTCCATCCTGTTTTTATCAATAGCCGCAATTTTATCGTCACGTTTTTGCCCAGGCGGAGCCATTGAATTGTTTTCGCTGTTGAAAAACTCGCCCGCTTTATCTGCGGCGGCGGCGGCCTCAATTGTCATAATCTTGATAAATGACCGGGTATTTTGTAGCGAGGCGGTGAACTCGCGCTCTAAAAATCCGGCAGTCTTTTGCCCACTCAAGCCAATCTCATCAAAATACGATGATACGGAGTCAGTCAATAGCGACATCTCGCCATCAACATCATCGCCAAACCCTGCAAATGCACTAGATACAACCGCCAGATCTTGCTCAAAAATGCCGGATTCTAAATAGTCATTAATACCACCCAGTCCACCAACAGCGACTGAAGCTGATGCAGATATCACATCCCCAATCCCTTGCTTGCTGACATTTAAAAACAGCGTATCCCATTCATCACCCAGGTTGCTCAGTATCCCATCCAGCGAGTTCATACGATCTTGCATAGCCGTGGCAAAATTAGTCTCGCCCAGCTTTATTAGATAATCCTGTATTGCCTCACTTTCATTTTTTACCGTTGTTTTTACACCTTTGAATGTAAATGCAACTTGGTTACCTTGGATGCTTGCACGGATACCAAACTCTTTAAGCCGCTCCATTTCGCCAGTCGATGCATCGGCAACCGCCTCGATCATCTGCGACAAATCCTTGCCGAGTGATGACGCCGTATTGCCGTAAGATCTTAAGGCCCGTTCTGATGGATCTAAACCATAGTTTTTTAATTTTACAAATGCATCTACGGATTGTTGCAGAGCATACGGGGTTGATGCTGCAAAATCCTGGATAGCTACAAATGCCTTAGTTGCTAAATCCGCAGAGCCAGTCGCTGTTTTTAGCCCAGCACTTAAAACGTCAAACTCACGCGTCACGCTAACCAGCTTAATAGCTGCAATCGTAGCCGTTGCTGTTATCCCCAGGCTTTTAATTTTTGAGCCTAGCCCATCGATAGATCCGCCAGCAGAGCGGCTATTTTTTTCAAACTCATTGGCCATTGTGGCTGATGAATTGCCAGCCTTTTTAGATTCAGTAGCAACCCCGGCCAGCGCTGCCTGCACCTCTTTAGATGCTTGCACCGCCACTTTGCCGTCACCGGTAATGATAAGTTTTAGACCCAGCTCTTTATTCATATCATTTTTTCAGCTTGCTGTTGAGTACATTAATAGCGGCCTCTTCCATCACCTGCAGGCCGTTAAATACCGCTTTACAATCAGATTTTTTAACGCCCTGAGACCACATAACGGTTTTAACTGACGGGTAATCCAGACCCTGCCAGACCCCGCTTAAGCTATCTCGGCGCCAGGACGTGCCCAATGCCAAAAATACACTTACCGTTAATTCGTTTTCAGGCATGACATAAAAATCCGGATCGACTTTTGTTGTCATGCTCTCCGGCAAAATAATGTTAAATCCAATTGCTGCGGCCTTTAATGCCTTATCGTCATTGCCGCCGAGTGCCCAATACTCGGCGGCTTCCATTAGTTTTTTCTTGCAACGGCTCCGTCACTGTCAAAAAATGCAGCGGAAATAAATAGATTAATCTTAGGCAGTGACCTTAATAACAGCCGCAAATTGTCCGGATTAAATTCGGTTTCACCATTTAAATCGACACCCTCCCAGCCGGTTAAAAACTCAGTGATATAAGCTACATCTGCATCTAACACCTCATCTATGCTATCGCCGCGATCACCTTGATGCCGCGCGCGTAAATCGATAATCTGCTCGCGGTTTAGGCGTTTAAAAATTCCGGTAAACTCTTGATCAATGGTGCCGCCATGCTCACTGACAATAGCGAACTTGACTGGGTATTTGTACGTGCTGGAAGTGTTGAGCTTAAACATAATTAATCCTTATTTAGTGCAAAAAACGAGATCGTTGTTACCGGCTGATCCGGTGGGGATAAACTCCAGCGTAAACGGCATGGTTGAAATGCCGTTGTCGTCGCCGTAGGACGGCGCGGCAATCTGGGCGCTTTTGCCGACGAAGGTGACGACATTACCCGCAGTATTACCGTGCTTGACACTAAACGGCCCGGTCGCGGAATTTTTAGCCGCTGTCCACCAGTCTTTTTCCGCAACTGTAGTTGCATCAATGGTCACATTGCCGGTCACCTTACGATCAGTGATAAAAACCGCCTCTTGGCCGATGACATTGCGATAGGTAACCGGGTTGCCCAGGTCTAGCGACAGCGCGGAAACAACCGCATTGGTATACCCAACTAAATTGATGTTGGTTGTATTAGCGGTTGAGATAGTCGCAGGCACCTGGTAACCGGCGTAATTAACAGCGGGCAGTGATACATCAGTCACAGTGCCGAGCAAGCCTGTAAATGAGCTGGTAAATGACGGGATTGCCTTAGGTGATAAATCCCATTTGATATTACCCATCGCCCCCAGCAAAATGTGTTGCACGCCATCTTTAATAAAATAAATTGTTGCAGACGTATTAGCGATCGATTTGCCGAAACTGGAATTTGGCGTGTATAAAACACCCGCACCGATGCTATAGCCGCTAGTCGCATCAGGGGCGATGGCCCAAGCTTTGGCAATAGTTGCAATTTTCGTCGTGCCGTCATAACTGATAATTTCACCCGTTTGGGCATTACCCGTACCCGATACAATATTAATGGTTTTTGCGATGTAAAAATCATCAACGGCAGATGCGGCAGCGGCAAGTTTAATTGATGTGGTTGATCCGCCCGCCTGCGCAGTACCAGTGACAGCTGCAGCAGCAATGGTTTCTGAGTAATTACACGCTTTATAAATCTTGCCCCAGGCGGGCGGGGTTGCGACAACACCAGAGCCAGCCAGCTCTACTTTAAACGAGACTGTCGCGTAATTCTCAACCCTAATCGATCCAGATCCGCCAAAAAAAGGCCTGATAAAATCACGCTGCACGGCCGACCCCTCCAGCGGGCTAATCGATAAATCCTTGCCGACCAGGATTGCATCCGCACCTGTCAAGCCGGGATCAACGCCATATGTTGACTCTATGCCAAATAAAATAAACGTTTTATTAGTCGCTAATGCCATTAGATTGACTCCTCAGTAGTTTTTTTGTCTTTTTTAGGCTTTTCTTCGGTTGCCTTGGCCGCCTCTTGTGCAATCCACTCGTCATACGGCATACGCGTGCCAGAGATGGGATCGACGATAAACGTGCCTGCCTGGCCAGTGTATTGATCTTGCATAGATGCTCCTAAATTGAGCTGATGAGTTGAGAGGTTTTGTAAATGTCTGACCAGATAAAAGACCCGTTAACAAACCCGATGGTTTTTCCTCCGGATTTTTCAAAGGGGTCAAAGTTGGCATGCGGCTGCCAGCCGAGCAGCGCTTCTTTTACCGCGACACGCTGGATATGATTTTGATCTGCGGCATCGGTGCCGCGGCTATCGCGGACATTGCGCACAACAGTAACGACAGCGAAGCGCTCAAATTGCTGCTGACGCGTTGCGCCGACCAGGTTGCTGGGATCGTCAGATTCAGACTCTTGAAAAATATAACAGCCGCCATCAGCTAGACGGCCCTTCAAGATGCTGGCTAAATCAACGGCACCCGCCACCTCTTTAAAAGCCGGTATTTGAGTGCGAATGCGTTGTTCGATAAGGGGGCGAATATTGACCATGGCCACAGTTTAGCGGGCCATTGAATACGATTGGTTTAAAGCGCTTTAAGGGTGGAGCGGGAGAGGGAGTTGGGACTTACTTCAGCTGTTTTTGCAGGGTTTTGATTTTAAACTCGTAATCAAGCGCGCGGTCGATAAGCTGT